TGAAACCAGAAGGCGTTTTACTTAATCGATTATGAAAACACAGACACTAATAATTATAAGGTTATTAGGCCTAATGTTTAACAATCGATCAGCAGCTAAGAAATTTGTCCATCAAGTGGAGACTATGCGTGTTAAATCAGGGTTACCATTTACTATCAAGTATATGAAAGCTGTAAAACTTCATATTACTAGATATATAAGTGGTAAACCACTGAAAGTTAACACTGCATTAGTCTCTTTACAAGATGGCTTCCCAATACATTTCCTGTATTTGAAGGAAATAATTGATAGCAAAAGTAAAATAGGTTTAAGATTTGTCTTATCCCTATTGACTTATACTAGATCAATAATTCCAACAAAACAGGAAATGACCAATATTAAGGTTGATTATAGCTCAATCTCTAATCCTTATAAAGGGAAAAGGTATACAATACCTCTACCTTTCATTAAGGATTTTGTTCGTAAGAACAGATTAAGCTTTACCCCCTTGTGGGATGAGGACTTACACTATATCAGTAATAAGTCTTCACCTCAAGGGAAATCAACTTTATTTGGTCCATTTGCACTATTCCAGATGGTCCATTTCTATCCCAATATGATCGCTAAATTTAACGATCTTCTTGGCGAATTGAAATTCGATCGAATGATAGGTAATTACTGTAATATAATGTTACGTGATCACCGATCATTCAATTCTGGAAATAGTTTAAATGGTATTGGTAAGATTTCTGTAATTCATGATCCTGAGCTGAAGGAGAGGCCTATAGCAATGTTAGATTACTATAGTCAACTTCTTCTGAAGCCAATCCATGATGAATTACTTAAAAGACTTAAGAATTTCAAAACAGATAGGACTTTCACTCAGGACCCCTTTCACCAATGAGAGAAATCAATGGGTAACAGATTCTGATCCTTAGATCTTTCATCTGCAACCGATCGATTTCCTATTTCTCTACAAGAAAAGCTATTAGGTGTCATATTCAATGACACTGAAAAGGCTAGACTTTGAAGAGAAATCTTGGTTGATAGGGACTATAAGCTACCAACTGGACAACAGATTAGATATTCTGTTGGACAGCCAATGGGAGCTTATAGCTCTTGAACAGCCTTTACACTTACACACCATTTAGTCGTTCATTGATCAGCACACCTTTGCGGGTATACTGATTTTAGTAATTATATACTTTTAGGTGACGATATTGTTATTCGTAACGATAAAGTCGCTAATAAGTATATGACTATAATGAACAGACTGGGTGTAGACATCTCTGTGCCAAAGACACATGTATCGAAAAATACATATGAATTTGCAAAGAGATGGATACATCATGGTGTGGAGATCTCAGGTATCCCTTTAAGAGGTTTAGCAAATAATTGGGGTAATCTACCAATTGTTGTAAAGCAACTAGTAGAGTACAACATTAGATGCTGTCACCTCTATAAGGGTTCAATGGTTGGTCTAATTACATCTGTCTATAAAGGAATTAAACTTAAAGGTCGGT